GCGCATTGAACAGCGAATTTGCCGCGCGCACGGACAGCGGATTTCCCGCATCCGGCGGCGTTCCGACGCCGAGCGCGGCGACTGTTTCATTCTGCCGGCCGGCGATAATCGTCCATGCATTGGAGCCATTGGATTCAAGCGCGAGCGCCTGATAGGCGCCGTTGAGAATCGCGCTCGTCGCGCCAGACACAGTGTCCGATCCGGCGCGGTTGATGGCGATATAATTCGCGCCGGAGCACGCGCCGCTTTCATCGACGATCCACAGTGGCGCGCCGATAGGAAAAGCATTCGCCGCCGGAAGAGACACGGCGCGCGCGGCGGTGAGCGATGTAAAAGCGATGATGCGATCCGTCGCGAGCGCCGTGTAATTTGCATCCGCAACAGAGGTTCGCGTGGCCGTGACAACCTCGGATAACAGCGCATGTGGATTGCCGTTGGAGGTCACGCCGTCATGCGAATGCAGGCGATTTGTCGTCGGATGCATCGTGACTTCGCCGATTGGACCGATATAGGCCGTCGCGCCGAGACGACGAAGTTGAACTTTCGATGAGCTGCCCGTCATGATGTTGTTCCCAAATCGACGGTCCTGCCATAGGGACAGTCGTCAGTTGTTCCCCAATTTTCGACGGCGGCGACGGAGTAATCGGTCTGCCCCCAATCCTCCGACTGTCCGAGCTGCAGGCCCTGCATGACAGCCGTCGGCGCGCCATTGCCGCTCGGCGTGAAGCTGTAGACCGAACATGTCGATATGTCCTGCACGCCGCCGCCGCGCGTATTGAACGACTGGAATTTAATCGACAGCGGCACGCCGATATAGGATGAGGGATACGCAAATTTCGCGAGCGCACCATCGAGCACATAAAAGCTGGCTCCTATCGAATGCGTGCGCGCGCATGATTGATTCAATCCGCGCTGCAATCTTGAGATCGTATAGCTGTGCGCGGAGATGGGAGTGGCGACGGCGAAGGCGAGCAGCTCGCCGTCGATCAGACAGAGAGACTGTCCGGTTTGCGCGGAAACATCCGATGTCGATGTGATAGGCCGATCGCTTTCGGAAAAGTCGACTGTCGCCGTGTTTGTTATGTCCCATCCCGTCGCCTGCGCCAGCGTGGTCGTTAATTTTCCTTGCGTCGCAGGCGCGGTGATCGTGGTCAATTGCTGGTAATTGGCGCCATCCGTCGACACCCACACGACAGCGCCGCCCCAATTCGGATCAGCGACTCCCGCCGTGCCGCCGCTCGCGCCGAACCATATTTGATTTACGCCGCCGGACAGCGACGGCGGCGGCTCGAACAGCAGCGGGTCTATATTTATCGCCGCCGCCGGGGCCGCGGCGTTGACCGTGACTCCGCCCGGCGCCGCTGTCGGATTGAACGCCGGCGTCGAGACGCCAATAACGAGTTCTTCCGCCGTGAATGTCAGATCGTCGCTCTCATCCTCCGAAATATCGACGATGCGGATGAGCACATTACTGATAGCAACGCCCGCGTCCGTGATGCTGACGACGTCCATGGGATCGAGTAGGCAATACATCGCCGGCAACTTAAACGTGAACCGCCGGCGCACGTATAATTGGCGCTGCAGCAGCGTCTGCGCGACGGTCTGCGCCACGTCGATATCGCAAATCTCATGCGCCGTGACACTGGATGCGACGCGCAGGCCAAATGTCTCGATCATCGCCTGATCGCGCGCCTCGACCGGCGTCGCCTGATATTCCGGCTGGCCTTGCCCGGTGATGACGCCGCTGCGGTTCAGGGCCTCGACGCGCAGCACTGTCGGCAAAGTGTAGGGATCGACGCGCTGAACAGACAGAGGATCTGCGTTTGACGCGTAGATAAAGGCGTCGTCATCGAGCGCATAGATCGGCGTGATGTTCGGAACAAATGTGAAGCCGTTTCCGATGATTTCGGTGTCGCCGTATGGGACAAATCGCATTCGATCGCCGGACCACACAATCCCGAAATTCAGAAGCTGCGCCCAGCGCTGAAGCACGCCGGATGCAGCCTCCGCCTGATTCAGAAATGGCGAGAAGGCCAGTCCCATCGCGCGGCAATAGGTCTGGAGCGATGCATCATTGCCGGCGCCGAACAATGTTGATGCGTCAATCGATATGCCCGGAAATCCGACGCCGCATTGAGGATCGAGCAAGAAGTCGTGGACAACGAGAGCCGGATCGGCGTCGGCGCCGTTAATGCCCGTTCCGAACCGCTTGCCTTTGACCTCAAAAGCGAGCGCGCCGATGGACGCGCTCGATCCGAGATCGAATGACGCGCCGCCGAGATAGGCTACGCCGGAATAGGCGAGCGCCTCCGCCGGATGGGACGCCGACATATATCCCCACACCGATTGCGCGGCGTCGCCGAGGAACAAAACCGTTCCGAGATTGTTGGAGGGTAGACCGAGCGTCGACCACGGAAAGGCGCCGCTCGCCGATTGTCCCGATGACCAGTCTGCAAAATTATAGATTGCCTGACCGCTCCACACCTGACCGATCCCGGAAATCGGCCCTTCGCACAGCGCCAAAATCAAATCTGCGGAGTAGGTGTAACCCGTGACCTGAAGCGTTGTTCCGCCGCCCCCACCGCCGCCGATAACGCCGCCTTTTCCACCGCGCGGAGCCGCCGAAATCGAATATTGTGGGTGCGATTGGAAATTGGAATAATAAATGATGTTGGTCGAGGCGCGCGTCATGCCCCACAGAAGCGGCACAGGGAGCACCTGCGTCGCCGATTGCAGCTGCAGGCCGGTGTATGACGGCGCCACCGCCGCGGACTGCGGAGGCACCGCGCTATTGCTGCGCAGGAAGCTCATTTTTGACTCGCGAACAGCGATATGAATTTTGCGGAGTGTATGCGGCGCTCGAATTGGGGATTGCGAGAAACCTCTTCTTCCAGCACGATCTTGCTCGGAAAGGATGCGTGGATGATCGTCAGCGGGGATGTCGCCGACACGACGCCGCCGTGGCTGAAACAGCGACCGACGCGCATGAGCAAGACATCACCCGGCGCGGGTTCGGATGTTTCCGTTCCCGCGGCGAGGGCCGCTGTTAAATAGGTCTCGCCATCCTGATGCAGATGCCAGGACGGGCTGTAGGGACGCGGGTCCGGGATATCGGCGACGCCGGCGTCTTGCAGGACACGCACAAGCAGCATCCCGCAGTCGACGCCGACGCCCTTGATGTCGGCGCAATGCGCATAGGGCGTGCCGATCCACGACCTTGCCTCACGAACGATCAATGCGCGCGTTGCGGCGGACATCGCGTTACACCGCCATCTGCGGCGGCGGGACAAAGGGAAATCCGCGAAACCGCGCCGAATTGCTGAAGCGCGCGCCACATGTTGCATAGGTGTGATCGCAGCCGAAAAACATTGTGAATGCGTCTCCGACCGCCGGGGCGACAGGCAGAGGGCATATCAATGTAAAATGCACGCCGGACACCACCTGCCGGACCGTCGCTCGCGTCCCGGCGTTGGCGCCGGTGCGAAACACAACAGAGCCCTGCGCGTGAGCCGCCAAAGCGGCGGTTGAATTTATCTGCGTCGCCGTCGATCCGGCGCCGACAACATCGGGCGTCGCATAGACATCCGCCTGGAGTCCACAGCCCTCGTCATAGAGCGTATGCAGGCACGTCGGCTGATAGATGTTTCTCGGCATGTCGACATCGAGCAGCACCATGTCCGAGGCGACAGAGATCGTCGCCTGCGTGCGGCCGACGCTGTCGATTGTCGAGACGCGCCCCTGAAACATGCACACGCCGTCAAGCACGGTTCCGCCGACAAAATCCGAGAAAAATACGCGGTCCCGGCGCAGCAGGCACCCGTCCAATTGGCCGGCAGCTATCGCCGCCAGCATCGGCGAGCCGACGGCAATATCAGACGGCCGCGCGGCCAGTGTAATGCTCTGTCGATCCACATTCGCGCCGACAGACGAGCGATATTTCAGGCCCTGAACGAGAGGGCCGTCGGCGCGAAACAACTGACCGCGATAGGCGATGGGGACATCTGCATTTGTGTAAGCGAGCACCGTTCCGACCGCGAGTGTAAACGTAAAGCACTCCGCATAAACCAGCACAGAATCCTTTTTGGCGATTGACGCCGCAAGTGCATCGACGAGAGCGGAGGATGTCTGTTTCATTGCAGCACAGATCGAAACTTGACGCTTTTCGCCGACCAGATATTGGACGCGAATTCTTCGAAATCCATGGAGTCGTCGACGAAACGGCAGATGAATTGATAGTCAAATGTCGCCGCGACGACAGCGCCAGACGCCGGCGCCGGGCTGATATGGATTTGATTTGGCGCGATCAATGAAAAGCTCGTCGGCGCAACGCCATCGACCGTCACCGCAGTCAACGCCGTGACATAGGACACGGTTTCCGTCACCGCGCCGATGGATCGCAGCGCGGTAAAATTCGTCGTCGATCCATCGCCGGACCCGATGATCTGCAGGACTGCGATGTTATCGACAGGATCAGTATATCTGAAGGTTCGCAAGCCGCCCTGGCATTGCAGAAACAACCCCAGCAGCGCGTGCAGGGATCGCGCGCCAAGGCCCGGCGCTATCGACCCGTCATCGGAGGCCAAAGCTTCGTAGCTCAGCTGCCATTCCCATATCGTCGACACAAGATTGAGGCGCACCTCGCGCCCGGATGGATGCGCAGCAACGATCGTCTGCGTGACCGGGCGCTTGACGACGGGATAGGCCAATCCCGGCAGTTGAGGAAGCTCGGAAGGCGCGACGCCGATCAGCGGCCCGTCATAGGTCTTGACCGTCTGCATCTTCAGGCTGGAGAGACTATGCAGGCGATGCGCGAACTCGCTGAAATCGATCATCTCATCCTGCATCCGGCACAGGAACAATCCGGAATAGCTCGCCGCGATGACGCTTCCCGGAGCTGGGGCTGTCGCGAAGACGATAGCAGGATTGTCGCGCGACGAGAGCGACCAATCGCTATGCGGAGCGCCGTCCAGCGTGACTTGCGTGATCGAGTCCGCGCTAGCCACTCCGGCGAGAGGCTCGGCATAATCCCCCGCCGCCCACAACAGCCAAAAGCGCGTCGTCACGCCGTCGCCGACGCCGAGCTGCAGGCCCGACATGGTCGATAAATCCGGAGGCGCGATCCAGAACGGACTCGCCTGACCGCCGAGGCTTTTGAAGAAGCCGGCGAGCGTCTGCATTTCTGCGCTTTCAAGACCCCCGCGCAGCAGATCAAATGTCAGCTCGATTTCGTAGAGCGGAAAACGCATTGTCGCCGAGCGTGTCACTTTTCCGGATGCAGCGCCGGATTCGCGCGTCGTGAAGCGCGGTCGAAAAATGACCGACCATCCCTTGCCGACGACGGATGGAAATGTGGGATAGACTCCCGCGCCGGGCGGCGGCGCGGCCGGCGGCGCCACAGGGACGCCGGCTTTGCCGATCAGCCAGTCCGACACCGGCCAATTGACGCCGTCCGCCCAGAGATCCAGCCGCCGCGGGAAGGTCGGGAAAGGCCGGGCGTCGGCGTTCCACGCAAAGAGAAGATCGGTCGCGATCATCGGCCCTGATATCGATGTCTCGTTGTTTGCGGACCAATAGGTGTTCACCACCTTGTGATAGGCCTGGACAATGCGCTTATCGACGAGCGGTGACGATCTGGAGGCGTTCCACATCGCCCAAAACGGCACGCCGCTCGCTACGGAGCCAATCGCCGACAGGTCGGGAAACAGATTCGGTTGGTTCGTGCCGCGGTCGACAGACGGACATCCATATTCCATAAACATCATGCTCTTCGCGCGCGCGGTCCATTGCGTCACAGGTCCGCGCGGGACAAGCCCCGCGCCGTCGCCGCTGTCGTATACCGCGCGATGCGTATTCGCCCACCACCAACGCAAATGCTTCAGCGCCAGCAGCTCTTGGCCCGCGCCATAGGCGTTGCGCGATTGCGCAAGACGATCTCCCTGCGGCGCAGTGATCCACACGTCGGCGCGGTTGGGATCGAGCCCTCCCGCAGATGTGTAGTCGCCATACCAATAATGATATTTTTCGCCGCCTTCGATTTGCGATGCAAGATAGTCCTCGTCGTAGATCGACGGCGACGAGGCGAGCCCCAGACCGATCGCATTCGGCGATGCGACAGGCCAGCTTGTCGGCGCCGGAGCGCGCCAATTATGCGCATCCAATCCACCGTCTCCCGTGGTCCAGTCGGACAGCGGCATGTAATTGTCGATCGACACCAAATCCAGATTCGGATTGGCGTAGAGGCTATCGAGATGCGGCCAGACGCCATAGCGCCCGGACACTGTGTGCGGCGCGCCGGTCCATTGCGACCAATCGGCGGAATAGACCAAAAGATTTTGCCGCGCGGCGAGGTCTTTCACGAGACCGGCCGCATCGAACACGGACCTGCAATCGTTCAGCAGCGCGCTGAGCCCGGCGACGAAGGGGTAGTCCCACACGGCATTGCCTGACACATCCGTCGTTCCGGCGGGAGTCCAGGCCGGGCCGCGGATCATTTCGAGCCCGCGCAGTTCGGAGCCGATGCAGAACAAATTTACCCCGCCCGCGACGACGCAGAGATTTGCGTAATGCAGCACGGCGCGGCGATAGGTGTAATCATAGCGCGAGCCTGAATAATGCACGGTCTTGTTGGCCACGTCGCGCGTGAACATGCCTATCGTCGCCGAGCCAAGAAAGGCGTTCACGGCGCTTGTCGCGCCGGAAGAGATGTCGCTCGCATAGGCGCACATGCCGCGCCACGGCTGGCCTGTCGCAGACATGTTCATTTGGAAATAGAGTGCGACCTTCAACCCGCGCGCTTTGACTTCCTGAATCGCGCGCACGATGGATTGATCGGAGGGTGTTCCGCCATACATCGAGTCGACGCCGTCCGGGCGCGGAATTGGAAGCAGCCCCGCATTGCAATCCGCCAGCGTCAGATCGGAGACGCGCCAGCTATCGGAGCCGCCGGCAGTCGGCTGAAATGCGCCGACCGACGATCCGAACCATAGCGTTGTCGACGGGAAGACCGCGCATGTCGACGGGTCCAGCGTCGATCCCATCCATTGCACGACGATTGCGACGAACTGCGCATTCGGCGTCTCTGCCTGTATCTGATCGAGGGCGTATGAAAAATCCGTCTTCGATCCGCCGGGAGCAAAATATGTGTTGATCGGACTGAACGATGAGCCGCCTGGCGCCCGCGCGCTATAGGCGATCGTGTCATAGGTGAACTCGCCGGACGCCGGTCCGACCGAGATCGCGCGGATAGAAGGATAGGTCACGAAATCTCTACCGGGTAAAGCGCGAAGCGGCCCGTGGCCGCCGCAGCGACAGAGAGCGTCAGCGATCCCGGCGAGCCATTGGTGATGGCGGAAAGCGTCACCGCCGCGCCTGCGGGGATGGGCCAGGGCGTCGCGGAGTCCGCCCAGCTCGGACCGACAAAGATATCGCCGTTTGCGAGGAATGCAGAAATGTTGCCGCCATAACCGTCGCCGCGATGCACGGCGGTGACGCTCGCCGAGCCCGACGAAAATGTGCCGAAGCACACTTGCTGCGGCATCATCATGCCGGTGCGGATCAAAATCGTCTGCCCGCTCAGCACAGTGTCCGTGAGCTGATTGGAAACGAAAACGCCGCTCGTCGGATCGACCGTCAGATTGTTTTGCTGTTGCGTCGTGACGAGCACATTCCCGGAGCCGTCTGGCGCGCCGACGTTCGTCACGACGAACATTGTGCTCGTCGCGACGTGATACAGGATCCATCCGGCCGCAACAGCATATCCTGCGGCGGCGGTGTAGGTCGCCGCCGCCAATTTGAACGTCATGACGTCTGACGCATAGGACGGCGCGACAGTCACATTGCCATCGGCGACCGCCATGGAGATGGATTGCTCCGGCGGCGAATGCAGTCGCCAGCGTCGCCCGCGAGGTTCGCGAAGCTGCTTCATCGTGTAATGCGAAGCGACGCGGGTTTGCGCGCCGCTGAAATAATCAAACAGCAGATCGTCGCCGATCGGCCGCGCATCGCCGACGCCTGTAGAGGCGTCGAGATAGGCGCAGAGATTGGGCATGGGCGCGTAAAGCGCGTCCTCGCTGCGTGTGTTGAAACGCGGCGCGCCGGGGAGAAGCCCACCGCAATAATTGACTGCCTGCTGCAGAGCAGTGCTGCCGCCCGCGCCGCGCACAGCACCCCAAACGGTGTTGCCGGAAAAGGTCAGCGCGCCGCCGCCGCTGATGAGCGTGACGATGCGGGTGGACAAGGACAGATTGCAATCGCGCATCTCGAAACGCATGTTTCCATTGGCCGCGATCAGCGCCGCTGGAATGCGCCCGTGCACCTCGTCCGATAAATTAAATTCGCAATTTTCAAAAGAGATGGGCGAGGTGAAGGAAGCGGCGCTGCCGAACTGGCCGATACGCACAGCCGATTCCATATAACAGTTTTTGAACGCGGCCGGCCCGGCATATTCCATGTCCGATAGACGCGCCAGCTGGAAAACCGAATAGGCCGACACGTTCAAAAACGGCCCGCCGAATTTGCCTTGATGCATCCCCAGATTCGCATCGAAAACGCTATGCAGGCCGAAGGCCACGACATCAGACACATCGACATTGCGCGACTGATTATTGCCGACCGACAGGCCGAAGGCTCCGGCCGCAAATTGACAGCGCGGCGTCGCCAGAAAATCGCCCTGTGCATTGGTGGTCAGCCCCGATGCGACACCGACCGGAAAACCGAAAATGCCGCAATTCTCAATCAGCGTATTGGAGCTATAGGCGCCGCCATAAGCTGTGCCGAGACCGGTCCATGTCGGAAGCGCGCGAGGATAAGGCGCGGCCGGCGCGGAATCCGCGAAAGCGTCTATCGTGACGCCCGCCAGAGGGCTGTTTTGTTGCAGCCCGCCGGGGCTTGAGCCGGTCGCGTTAAGCTCCGGCGCGATCCAATCTTTGGCATTGGCGGACAGCGCATAATTATACACCTGTCCATAAAGCGCATAGGTGTAATTCGGTCCGATAAGCGTCACGCCATGCAGACCGCTGCTGCGTCCGCCTTGAATATTTACGGCCGGGCGGTCTGTCGCGACGCAGATGAAAAATGCTCCGGGGAGGCCCGGCGCAAATCCGCCGCGCCGCGGACCGACAATGCGCATCGTATCAAAGGAGCCGGCGCCGTAGCCCAGTTGCAGCGTGTCCGACAGAATATAAACGCCGGGCAGCGCAACGACTTCGGGCTTTCCGCTTTGCAGCGCGAAATCCACCGCCGCCTGAATGCGGGCCGTGCTGTCGAATCCGGAAAACACGGACGAATTAATCGGCGTATAAGCGACGAGAGAATAAGTTCCGGTCGCGAGAGTGCGCGACAGCGTGACATTTGACCCGGCGATATTGCTGATCGTCGTCGGCGTCGCGATTGCGGCGCCGCCGAGCGTATTCCAGTTCACCGAGCACACGCGCTGACCCACGGCGAGGCCGGTCGCGCTGGAGGCGACGACGACATTGGAGCCATTGGCCGTCGCTGTGAACGCGGCGCCGGACAGAGTCGGCAGGCTGACGCGCTGCGCGCCCCATTGCAGAATATTGATCGGACCGTCGAAAGCGAGCCAGGCGGAAGAACCATCGCCGCCGGTCGGAATAATCACCGTCCCGCCATTGTCGATATAGGTTCCGGCCGACGCGCCGGTCGCTGCGAAAAACCAATTGTCGCCGCCGTCGCCGGGCGTGGAATAGCCCTGCGTCGCAAGGGCGAGGCCGGAGACGACAGTTGTCGCGCGAAGCATGGCGATCGACGCGACCGAATGAAATTGCACACGCGCCGACGAAACGGCCGCGGCGGCCTGCGCCGCATAGGCGCCTGCCGCGGAGACGCTCCCTGCGGCGGCAATGGCGCTTGTTGCAGAT